CATGATTATGTATTAAATAAAAAAGATGCTTGACATGGTATTGAATACTATAGTAACTATAAAGGACTATCTTAACTAGCAAAGGAAGGAAAGTAAGATGACTGCAATAAAACTAAAAGGTGTATTTAACAACAGAAAATCAATTGTAAGTACAAAGATTTTTGTTGAATGGAATGATAATCCTAAAATGGAACTCTTAATGAACGATATGCCAAATGAATTGGCTGAGTTATGGGATGAATGGTTATCTGATATTGAGAACGAAGAAAATGCTAAAAATGGGAGAAATCATAATGAGTAGACTATCTGACAAGCTACTTGAAGTAGAATTGTTCGTAGGTGAGCAGTTGCAGGACTACACAAACGAGCAAGTATTAAAGCAAGTCAAGATCAAGTTTGGTGTTGATATGTATGTAGAACATGCAAAAGATTTGTTGAATGAATTTCAACAAGAACTTAACTTTCAGAGGTTACAACCATGATTTTAGTTAAAAGAATAGATATGGCATTACATATCCAAGAGTTAGTTGCATTAGAGAACATAACTGTAAGCTATCAATCGCTTACAGAAACTGTTCCTAGATATTCAGCTATCCCGTCTAGGCGACATATAACCATTAGACCGACTAAGAATACGGGATATTATGTGTCTGCTTTACATGAAATCGGTCATATACTTGGTGGTAATCAATCTCGTAATAACACAACAAAGGAGAAAGAAATTGGTGCATGGATTTGGGCAATGTTACATGCGATTGTATGGACAGATACTGCGGATCGGGTCATGGCTAAAGCACTACGTTCATACGGTGTTAGCCAATCTGAAATCGAGGAAATCCAACATAAATGGAATCCAACAACAAGAGATGAGGAGCAACAAATTGCTTAATGAAAAATTTATAAAAATACATATTCAACAAGCTACTCCGTACAAAATTACCTTTATAGATAAAATTGTTCGGGCTTTGTACAAAATGAAACAATGGTAAAAAGAGCAAAAATTCATAGCACTAGCAGATCATGGGAAAAATCTCTCAAAAAATCTGCTAGAGTTAAAGAGCGCCAGCGGACAAAGCGAAGAATTGTTCGGGAAATCAAGGAGGAATAAATGGGCGAGTACGAATGTATAGATTGTAACGAAATCTTTTGGGCAGAAGAACCGCCTCACCCTAAAGATCAATGTGATCGTTGTAGAGAAGAGGAAAAAGACAATGGTTAAAATGTTTGTATTAATATGTGTCGTTTGGGTTGAGGGCAGTCGTTATGACGGTGGTGAACAGAAGTGTATCATGCACGAAAGCCAAGTAAAGTATATGACGTTGGATCAATGTCGTAACGATATACCCAAAAGCGAACAATTAATAGAAGGTGCTATATATGATAACTTTGGCGAAGAGCCTATAGATCATAAAATTATGGCTGGATGTTTTGGAGGAGCATAATGATTAGAAAAATACCAAAAGAAAAGTTTGTTATCCATTGCAAGGAAACAAAGTATTACATGGTCGAGATCGAAGCTGATAACTACGATCAAGCCGTTAAAAAGTGGGAGAACATAGCCAAAAGGCGTGACTACACCACACTTCACAGAGAAATGGAAACACAAAGCGTGAGTCAAGAAGTATGATAGATATAAAAGTCGGAGATTGTCGGGAGGTGCTTAAAACCTTACCCGATAAGCATTTCCAAACATGTGTAACAAGTCCGCCATATTACGGTTTGCGAGATTACGGAACTGATGCACAAATCGGACTGGAGGAAACACCCGAACAATTTGTCGAGTCGCTGGTCAATGTGTTCCGTGAAGTCAAGCGTGTACTTAAAGATGACGGAACTCTATGGTTGAATCTAGGCGACAGTTACTCAAGTGGCGGTAGAACTAGCACAACGAATCAAACTGTTCGGGGTAATACTGACTACGGGGTTACTAGACCACCGCCTATTGTGGGTATAAAGCCCAAGGATTTGATCGGAATCCCGTGGCGTGTGGCGTTTGCCTTGCAAGCTGATGGTTGGTATTTGAGGCAAGATATAATCTGGCATAAGCCTAACCCAATGCCCGAAAGCGTACAGGATAGATGCACAAAAGCCCATGAATACATATTTCTTCTGAGTAAAAGCCCTTATTATTACTACGATAATGTGGCTATCAAAGAAGAAGCACAGGATTGGGGAACTCGAGACCGAACAAATGGTAAATATCACAACGAAGGTACTGGATTAAATCCTCATACTGGTTTGGAAAAGTCATACGAAACAAAGAACAAGCGTAGCGTCTGGACTGTTAACACAAAGCCTTACAAAGAAGCCCATTTTGCTGTGTTTCCTACAGATTTGATCGAGCCAGCGATACTGGCTGGATCTAGCGAGAAGATTTGTTCGGGTTGTGGGAAGTCGTACAGGCGTGAAATGATCACAACTGACGTTCCAGACAGAACTGTTCGGGATCATATGGTTGGCGTTATACCTAAACGGGATAAACCTACTCGTATGAATAGCAAGAATATGTTGTCGCTGACAAAGGAAGATAAAGGATTTGTTAAGCAATGTGANTGCGATACCAGTAAAACCGAACAAGATCGGGTCTTAGACCCTTTTGGCGGATCGGGAACTACTGCANTGGTNGCTGACAGGNANAANAGAGATGCNACCGTTATTGAGCTAAATGAGTCGTATATTGAAATAGCTAAGAATAGACTGGAAGGCGATTCACCGCTTTTCGCAAATGTGGAGGTGAGCTAATGGCTAAAAAGAAACAGAAGAATTGTTCGCAATGTAAAGAAAAAATTGTCGCTGGTATGGAAATGGTGATGAATAACCGAACAATTTGCATTGGTTGTGCTGTTGAGAAAGGAATAGCACAGAAATGGCAAGCGCCAGTAAGTCATGTTTTAAGCTGTAAATATGATTTACATTCATGTGGCGAATGTTACAGAAACTACACCGTAATGATGGAGCATTTGGGCTATGTTTGTACCCTTAATGGTACGTTCTATAAGCCTACTAATGACCCCAAAATTGTGGTGCTTTATGAGTGATTTACTTACCGCTTACCAACTTACTCGGTAAGTAAAAATGACGGTAAGTAGTAAGTCATTGAAATTGTTCGGTTTTTTGAAGCAACTTACGGAGGTTACTTCTTATCACGGTAAGTTAGAATTTAGCTCTAAGTCATTGATTTTAAAGCTACTTACCAACTTACCGAACTTCCCCCCTAAAGGGGGGTTTAGGGGGCGGTAAGTAACCCGCCCACCAACCCTATTAAATTAACGTAGAATGGAGACAAAATGGAAAACCCGTTAGAGAAAAAGAGAAGAGGCTATTTATCATTTTTTTGCGATGGTGTTATAGACTCTGTTGCACATCGTGAACTTGATATTAAAAAAAAATCATCTGCTTATTACAAACAAGGATATGATTTTGGTTTAACTTTTCGTGACGCATTAACGAAAGAAGATTTGGATGAAATTAGACAGGAGAAAAAGTAATGCCAAAAGTAGCTGAGAATTTAACGAAGGAACAGCGATTAGCTGGATGGAAAAGATTGACTGACAAACAGCAAGATTTTTTAAATAACTTTATGCACAAGGATATGACGCAGACAGAATCGGCTAGGCGAGCAGGATACGCAAATCCTGGCGTTGATGCTGTAAGGCTGTTGCGTAACCCAGTCGTTCAGGAACGCTATCAGGAAATGCGTGAAGAAGCTCGTAGTCGTTTCGGGGTTACTATTGATAAGTCGGTGCGTGATCTTCTTAAAATCCGTAACGAAGCGTGGGAGAGCGGTAAATTTGGTGAGGCTATTCGGGCTGAAGAATTGCGTTTAAAGGCTACTGGGTTGCTTGTAAACAAAGCTCATGTACTACATGAACGCACAGACAGCATGACAAGAGACGAAATACTGGCAAAACTACAGGAATTCCAAGAGATAGCACAGAAACGCATGAAAACAGCCATAACCACCCATAAAGACCCAAACTTGATAGAGCAAAGTAGCGTAAAACCCAAAAACTAGCATATTTACTTAGACAGGGTGTAGACACGGAGACCGAAGAGTTGTTCGGATCGGGAGCTATATCGGGCTGGATCGGGGTGTAATCGGGGAATTGTTCGGTTTCAGGCAGGTAAATCCCCTGTGAATCGGATCGGGATCGGGCTTATCGGGAGCTGGATACCGTACAATTGTTCGGGGAGCTTCAGGATCGGGAGATCCACCCCCTGCTGTCCAGCTTCCTGCGTGAACAATTGTTCCACGCTGGACAGGTAAACTGGCGACAGCGCCGTGACCGCTGGAAATGAACAATTGTTCGGAGCAGGTAAAAAAAAAGAGCAGGAAAACCAAAACCTGCTCTTTTTACTTTTTACAATTAAACAAAGGATATTTAAATGCTTGATGTATTATATATAGTAACTGTTGCTAACGCTGTCAAGTAAATAAAAATAAAAAAAAATTAATTTACCTGTTGACACATGTGGCAATCATTGCTATATATATATCAAGTTAAACAAACAAAAGGAACTAAGCCAATGAAATTTAATAAAACAAATACAACTTATGGAACACATCTTCAGGGTAATGTTGGAGCAACTTATCAGGAGCTGGTAG